CGCCCCCTTCAGCACGGCTGCTGTAATGACTCTGGCAGCCGTAGCAGTCCCGGTGTTCGCCTCGCTGGCACTCATCGTGCTGTACGTGGTGTTATTGTCCGTGCCCGCCACCCATGTAGTGCCATTGTGCTTCAGCACCTGACCACTTGTGCCCGTAGGCAGGATTTCAGCAATCGTCCACGCTACATTGGCCGATCCATTCACAGACTTCCCTGTTGCGCCGATGGTCATAGTTCGAGCGGTTCCCCAATTGGCCGTCGTGATGTTGGCACTGCCATTGAATGATGTGCCGTTAATCGTGCGCGCTGTAGCCAGCGTGGTTGCTGTCGCGGCATTACCTCCGTTAATAGCTGCTTTTACACCTGCAGGTGTTACCGCGCGTGATGTATCTGTGCCAGCAGTTGCCTCTGCAGTCGTGGCCAGCTCAACCAGCCCGGTGCGCGATTCCGTGGCAGTGCGTGCGGCGAGCTTTTTAGGCGTTACGGCTACGTTATCCAAAGACCCGGCATTGACTTCGTTTTGGGTGCCAATGCGCAGTACGCCACGTAGCGTTTCAGTTGCCTGGGCAACTTGTTCGCGCAGCAGTTGAGCCACACGCAATGGGCTCATCCAGCGACCAACGGCAGTGCCTTGCTTGGCTTGTTCTTCAGTAGCTTCCAGCCTTTGCACCCAGTCACGTGACGCAATCACAATGGCAGGGTCGATCTTCAGCGTGACTGTGGCGGTATGCGCAATCTCCACCACAATGCGAATGATCAGTTCGCTGCCTGCGCCTTCGGCCAGCATTGGCTTGGTAGTGGCTGGGTAGTTGCCAACGGCAATGCATTGGTTGCCATCCTCACCGCCCATGATGGCGGTTTCCCTGACAACATAGCCGCCCCGATCAGATGGGATGACGGCTTCCACAACGATCCAGCTAGGGTTGTCAGGGTCTGGCTCAATGCTGGATATGGCCAGCCGATCAACCTCATGAATGACACCCGTCTGTGTAGGGCTGGGCACAGGTTCAACCCCATTGCCATCGCCCAGGACCAAGTGAGTCCAGGGCACGGCGGTTTGCTGCATGTGCGCATTCGCATGGAGCGCAGCGCCAAGATTGGTAAGCGTGGTGAAGTATTTCTGGCTCATGGTGCTGTCATGGGGTAAACAGTGGTGGTATTTGCGCCATGGGTTCCGAAGGCCATGTGCATGGCGACCGGCTCTGGCGTAATGTCTTTGGCCTGCAGTGGGTACACCGTGGTTTGAGTGCCGCAAAGCAGCTGCATGGCGAAGTACATGCCGCCACGGCTTTGCATGGAGGTGCGCAAGGTGCGCAGCACGCTGCGCTGGGCCTTGTTCTCTTCAATCAGGGCATGGGCGCGCTGGATGGCACCTTGGGTCAGGGGCCGGTCCACCACAGCAATGTCCACATCAAAGTGCGACCAGTGCTCGGCGTCCACGGGCTTTTCAATGACACGCACACTCTCAAGGCCGGAGCGCAGCAGGGCCTCACGCACGGCCCAGACCGTGCCTTTTTTCTTGTGCAGCCGGATGGATGCGCCCACCATGGCACGTTGCTGGCCTTCAGTCCACGCAGGGTCCCACTCGTCCACGCTCCAAGCCCATGCCAGCCAGGGCAGCAGGTGCAGCGGGCAGGTGAGGTGGTTCCACAGCTGGCGGATCTCTTCCGGGCTGTGCGGCATGGCGCTTGCCTTTGCCAAGGCGCGCTCCAGCGGCGTGGCGTTGGGGGGCAGCAGTGTGGCGGCGCGGGTGGATGGGCTAGACATAGCTGCCCTCTGCCAATGTGACGTTGATGGCCGTGCAATGGGCTACCTGGTGCGGCTGCACCTCGATGTCTTGCATGCGGGGGTCAAACAGCACGCTTTGTACGCCCTGCACATGCAAGGCAGCGGCCAGACCAGAGACGGAAATGTCATACCCCAGCTTGCGGCAGCTGGCCAAGTAGGCATTCAGGCTGGCCAAGGCACGCTCGAGCACGCTGGCCTGTGTGGGGCCGGGGTAGGCGCGCAGCTGGGCGATCACTTCAAAGGGGATGACTTCGGCAGAGACCACTTCCACCGTGTCGCTCATGGGGCGCACGTCATCAGCGCTGAGCTTGGTGGCCACAATGTCCAGCAGTTCCTGGGCAGCGCTGCCGTCACCTTCGGCGCTGAGCACCACCACGCGCACGGTGCCGCCGGTGGGCGTGATGGGCATGGCGTCCTGCACCCGGGCATCTGCACTCAGTGCGTGAAAGATGTAGCTGCCTTTGCTGCCAGCCACCGTGAGGCCTTCAAACGCCATCTGGGCGCGGCGGCGCAGCTGCGCGTCGGTCTCGCCAGGCAACTTCTCCACATCATTGTTGGCGGCAAACACTTCAAGGTCTTCACCTTGTGCATAGGCCAGCATGCAGGCGTGGGCACTGTCGTTGATGCGGGCCTGCATGGCCATGTTTTCATAGGCAATGCGCTGCAGCACTTTGACCAGGGGCTCAGACTCCAGCGCAAGGATGGTGTCAATCTCAGGCTCTACGCCTGCCATCTCTTCACGCACGATGGACTTGAGTCGCTGCAGCTCGGCCTCAAAGTCCAGCGGCTGGACCACGTTGGGGGCTGGCAGCTGCGAAAAATCCACGCTCATGCGGCACCTCGCAGTTGCAGGGCGGCAGACAGGTTGACGGCCTGGCCCAAGTATTCGCCTTGCAGATGCACCGTGGCCTGACCAGGCAAGGCCCCGTTGCTGATTCCCACGCGGGTGACGCGCAGGCGCGGCTCCCACTTCATGAGGGCGCTGGCAATGGCGGCATAGGTGCGCAGGCGGGTGTGGGCGTTGTCTGGCTGGTCAATCAGGCTGGGCAGCAGGCTGCCATAGGTGCGGCGCTCCAGGCGCGTGCCCAGCGGGGTGGTGAGAATGTCTGCCACGGACTGTTTGACGTGGTCCAGGCCTGTGAGGCGGCGTCCTGTGAAGCGGTCCATCAGTTGGGCACTCCTGCGCCGTTGTTTGCGTGGGTGTGGTTGCTGCCCACGTTTTTGCCGTTGTGGGTAAGGCTGCCCCCTTGGATAGCCATGCCGCCCTGGATGGCGTTGGCTCCACCTTCACCAGCCTGGCCAGCCACGCCGCCGTTGAAGGTGAGCAGCTTTTGCACCGTGACTGCGCCGGTGAATTCGGTGGCCGGGCTGTCCACCTTGAAGCTGGGCGTGGTCAGCGTGGTGCCATCTGGGGTGATGTGCAGCTGTGAGCCACCCACATTCAACGTGATGGCGTTGGCAATGTTGAACACCAGTGTGCCGGTGGTGCGCTCGTATTCCCAGAATTCAGAGCCGCTGAAGTCATGGCGCTCGGCGTTCAGGTTGGCAGTGGCTTGCGGCATGTCGCTGCTGAACAGGCCGAGCAGGGCCACGGCGTGGTTCAGGTCGCCTTCTGGCGCCAGCACCAGGCAGGGCTCATTGGCAACAGGTGGACGCCAGTGGCGGGTGTGCTGCACACCTCCTGCGGCAAGGCTGATCCACTGGATGTGGGTGGTGACCAGGTCTTCACTCAGGCGCACAGTGCAAGTGGCAGGGGTGGAGCTGCTGCCAGGGCGCACGTCTTCCACCCGGCCAAAACGGATCATGTTGGCAATCAGGCGGTACAGCTCAATGGGGCTGAGTTCAGGGGGCAGCGCAGACATGCCGCCATGGTGTCTTGCCATGCGCACGCGCGCCAGCGCGCGCACGTGTAGCGGTGGCTGCTACATCAACGCATCAGAAATGGCTCAGGTGGTCCAGCACAGCATCCAGCAGCTCATTGATCTGCGCATCGCTCACCCCCAGCAATGGGCGGGCCGGGTACTGGTAAGAGGCTCCGTCTGCAGCGACCTGGTCACGCAGGCCATAGTGGTGCACACGGGCAATGGCAGCCGTGCGGCCCACAAAGGCCACCACGGCCTCATTGCCCTGACCAATGGCCTTGAGGTGGCGCACGGTACGCAGTTTGCGGAACATGGGCCCCTGGCGGAGCTTGCCTGCACGGTCACGGCTGCGGTGCTTGCGCGGCTCCCAGGCTTGGCCGTCTGGCCCCTGCTGGGCTGCCATGTTGGCCTGGTTACCCCGGCGCAGGCGCTGGGCTAGCTGGCGCGAGAGCACGCGCTGCTCTGCGGGGGAGAGCTTGGCCAGCAGAGGGGCCAGCCAGGTTTCAAGGCGCTGCAGGTCGCTCATGGCTTACGGCTGAACACCCGGGTGGCTCGGCGGAAAGTTCCACTCAGCCACTTTCTCGCCTTTTACGAAAAGCTCCCAGTGCTCTTGCATGGGCAGATATGACGGCGGCGTGTCACTGACGTGCGTCAGCGTGATGCCCCCCGGGACGTCCTGGCGTGCACGTGCAATGACGCGCTCAGTCAGGTCCAGATGGATGATAAGGTCCATGCTGGCGGCGTTCAGGTACTCGGCGTCAAAGCGGATGCCCTTGCGGTCCGGGTTGGCCAGCAGATCATGCTGATGCACTTGCAGCCAGCTGAGTAACGGTGCCATGACGCTGTCTGGGTGGTCCACCCAGTCCAGCAGCTGCAGCTGCATGGTGTAGCTGTACTCCCACGACAGGGTGCCCGTGGCCGTGCAGCGCACGCTGCCGTTCAGGACAAAGATTTTCAGCAGCTCCGGGTTGTGGGCAATGCGCGGCAGGGCGGCCGTGAGGTGTTCGCGCAGCTTAATGGGCTTGAGCATGGCCAGCCTCCAGATGCAGCAGGGTGGAGCGCCATTCGTCCATCTGCTCTTTTACGGCGTTGTACTGGGCAATGCAGGTGTTGAGCTCGCGGATGGCGGCATCACCTTCTTGGGGGATGGCGGCAAGATCTGCTGCTGCCGCTGGGTCAAGTTGGGCGTGCGTGGCTGCAGCTGCAGCGGCGGCATTTCCGGCGGGGCGAACGCTGTCGCTGGTGCAGCTGGCGGGCACGATGGGGACGCGCACGCTGACAGTGCCAGCACGCAGGCCAGCAACATGGGCTTGGTGGTCTTCATTGGCTTTTCCTTGGGCTTGAGAGAGCTGGGCGTAAAGCGTTGCGATGTGCTGGTTCAGGCGCTCTTCGCTGGCCTTGCGCTCACCACGCAGCCAGGCGGCATTGGCGGCGGCGCGGCGCTGCAGGTCCTGCAGCTCGGCCTTGTCTGCCTGGGCGTGGCGGTGCGCCTGGTATTGCATGCCAGCGGTGGCGGCCAGCACGATGATGATGGTGTAGAGCAGCGCGTCTGCAATCACGTCTTTCATGCACTCACCCCTTTGCGGCAAAAGCTGGTTTCAGCCTGGCGGCGGTTGGCCAGGCCTTGAATGAAGGTGTAGACCTTGGCTCCGGTCTTGGGGTCAAGGTGGCTGGTAAAGCTCCAGACGGGGCGGCCAGCGTCAGACATGCTCAGGCGGCGGCAGCCGGTTTCCCAGTCGCCCCGGTTGAATGCCTGCATGGCCAGGCTGGAGCAGGTGCTGGGGTGCCCAAAATTCCAGGCGTGGCTGCTGGCTGCATCAAACACGTACTGGGGCGGCAGCCGCTTGAAGCACTGGGCCAGTGCGGTCTGCACGCGCTGCAGGGCGGCGGCTTCTTCACGGGCGCACTTCTCGGCGCTCCAGCGCTCCCCCACGATGATGGGCGTGGTGGTGACATGGCGGGTCAGCCCCTTGCACACGGTGGGCAGGCCACCGGCGAGCTGGTCGGCATAGACCACGTGCTGCTCAGCGCCTTCCCACTGGCCGAGAAAGCCCAGCAGGGCAGCGCTGGCCAGAATCAGGCTGCCGCCAAGGTGGGGGAAATACTGTCGACGGTTCACAGTGCTCCCCCTCGGATTTGCTGCATGCGCAGCTGATGTTCAGCCTCTTTGCGGCGCTCTTCGGCTTGCTTGCGTTCTTCGTCAGCCAACTTGAACTTGTATTCCTTGCGTCGGTAGTAAACGCTGACAATAAAACCCAGTACAGCTACCACGGCACCCACAAGCCCAAAGAACTGGTTGGACAAAAAGAAGCTCAAGCCCGATGTGCCCGCACCAGCCACGGTAACTTTGCCTGCTACGCCAGCAGCATTGGCAGCTTCAATTGCAGATTCAACTTTCATCTTCAGTCCCATAGCTGTGTCAGTTGTTGGGTCGGTGGTGTGGGTAGAACTGGCATCAGCACCAGCATGCCCTGGGGCAGCAGCAGGCCATGCCTAGCCAGGCCGGGGTTGGCCTGCAGTACGGCTTCCACGGCACCCTGTGTGCGGCCGTAGTAGCGCCAGCACAGGGCGTCTACGGTTTCGTTTTGCTGGGTGCGGATGTGTTGCGCTGCCATGTGCGTCAGATCAGTTCAACGGTGCAGCGTGCAGTGCCGAGCAGGTCAGAGATGGCCCAGCGCTGCTTGCGGCGCAATTCACCGAGCTGGGTGACCAGGTCTTCCGTCACCCGGGCCTCTTTGCCGCTGCCATTGGGGGTGGTGGAAATGTTGCGGTACATCTCCAGCAGATCTGCTTGCAGGCAGTGGTGCACGGCGCGCTGGTACTGCAGCACCTTGGCGCTGATGCCGCCTACCTGCGGGGCTGGTACGTCTTGCAGCCTGGTGTAGCCCCAGCGAGTGCGTTGCTCATCGGCCCAGGACTGCAGCTCTGCATTGATGGTGAGCATGGCGTCTTGCAGGGCAGGGAGCAGGCGCGCAGTGGTGACGGTGCCGTCCAGCCTGCACGCTGCGCGTACTTGGGCGGGCTGCATGTCCGGGAAGAAGCCGTCATTGGTCACATCGGGCTCTTGCTCAGCGGCCGGCGGGTTGGCAGTAACGATGAAGGCAGACATGGGCGGCAACAGGTCAAGGGTGTAGGGGGACGGTGGTCAGGGGCGTTGGCTGGAGCGCAGCGGGTAGCTGGCAGGCCGCAGCCCCTGAGCCGTCCGGGTGCGGGGTTCGCTCAGTTGGGGGCGGCTGGCTGCAGCTCTTTCAGGCGGCGTTCCAAGCGCTCCACGTCTTTTTTCACGCCAGCCTTGTCGTTCAAGGCCATGGCGCGTTGCAGGTGCTGGTGTGCGATGTGCACCTTGTCCAGCTCCAGCGCTTTGATTTCGTCGGCACTCAAATCCTTGGTGCCGGTCTTGCCCATGGCGGCCCAGCCAATGGCCTTGTGCAGCTTGGCGCGTGCCTGGTCATGGGCATCCAGCCCATGGGTCAGCTCGTCCGCCTTGGCCAGCACGGCCAGGGCGTTCACGCCGGTCAGCTGGCCTTTGATGGCGGCTTCGCTGATTTCGTCCAGCAGCAGCGTGGGCAGGTTGCGGTTAAAGCGGTCGGGCAGCTGCAGGCCATGGCGCACGCAGTAGGCGGCTACGTCCAGCGCTGGCTGCCAGTCGCCCACGTCCAGCATCCACACCAGCAAGGTGGTGACAACGAGGTCTTGCACGCCAGCGTCTGCCTCCAGCACGCCGTCCAGGTAGTCCATGTACTCGGGCAGCAGCTTGCGCTTGGCTTCCACCTTTTTCTCGGTGGACTGAATGTCTTTGAGTAGGCGCATGTGCGCATGCAGCTGGGCCAGCACCAGCTCATGCTGGCTGCCCTGGGCGGTGCCGCCGAATGGGTCGGCAGCTGCTGCGCGCTCGGCTTCTTGCTGGGCCAGTACACGGGCCATGTGACGTTGTGCAGGTGTCTTGGGCATGTGCTTTTGTGAGTGGGGGTGGCGAAAAAAGAGCCGCTGCGCTTGGTAGGTGCAGCGTCAGCGGCCCAAGGTCTTGCGACCGGAGACAACGGTTAACCGCCTTGGACAGGTGGCTCGTATTCCTGAATGTTTTCCACCAAGGCCACCAAGTCGTAGTCCTCCACCACAAAGGCGTCATTGGAGGACTCAAAGGTCTCAACGCCGTTGCGGGCTGGGTTTTCGATGATGGCGCGGCGGCGCTTGCCTTCTTGGTAGTAGATGGACAGGTTGTCCAGGCGGGTGATGAGCACCGTCCCAGCAGGGAAGTAAGGTGCCATCACGGCAGGCAGTCCGCCCAGGCGGCGCTGGCTCACCACAATGTCTGCGGCCAGCTTTTCGGTGGGGGCCTCTTGACCATCCACCAGCGGGAACAGCTTGTCGTTCATCAGGTCGCGGCCGACGAGTACGACCAGGTCAGGGTCATCACGGTGCACGGTGTCCAGCAGCTGGATGGCGTCAAAGACCAGACCATCCAGCGACTTGTAGTCAGCATCTGCGTGGCCGTAAGTTGCACCATTCAGAACGCGCTCTTCGGCGTTCTCGCGGATGTGTTGCAGCCAGCCCTTGGCCACGTCTTGCAGCAGGGGGTTGTTGGTGATGTTGGTGTCGGCAGCTGCGCTGGTGCCGTTAAAGCCAATCATGATGCGGTCCAGTGCGCAGCGCTCCACGATGGCACCGCTGATACGGGTCTGGAAGTCTGGGAACTTGGCCCAGGCATCCAGCTTGGCGTAGGGGAGGTAGGTGTCGTAGTCGGTCTGCTTGCAGAAGTATTCGTTTTTTACCAGTCCCGTCACATCGCGTGGGCTGCGGCGGCCTGCACCGCTGGTGTCTGTGCGGCCAGCGATGGTGCCGGAGATGGTCAACCCAATGGCTTCGCCCACTTGTTCTTCCACTGGCACGATGTTGATCATGCTCAGGAATTTGCTGGACTGCTGCAGCTTGGTCTCCAGCTTTTGCTGGGCCGATGGGGTGACGTTGAATTTCTTGCTGACATCAGCAACGGCGATGGAGCACAGCGCGGCGATCTGGTTCAGATAGCCGTTGAACAAAACGCGGGTTTCGTTACGCATGGGGGCGTTCCTTGGGTGTGGTGGGTTGTACGAATGGGCGAGGGCTTAGAACTCGGCCAGTTGCTGACCGTTTCCGCCCGTGGCAGCAGGGCGTTGCGTGCCTTGCTCCTGCGTGCTGAGCTTGGTGACCAGGTCTTTGTGCTCTGCCTCCAGCTTGGTGAACTTGGTTTGCAGCTCAGCCAGCGCAGCGGCGTCCTTGGCCTGTTGGGCGCTAAAGGCTTGCGCCATGCCTTGCATGGCAGTCAGGGCAGCAGCCACATCGGGCGCCTGGGTGCTGTGCTGCTGCACGGCGGGAGCAGGCTTGTCGCCACCCATGAGCTTGGTCATGACGGCGGTGAACTTTTCCAAGGCGGTGGCCAGTGGGCCTGCAACCACTTCGGGCTGTTCGGCTTCCAGCTCCAGCGTGAATTCCATGGCGGCAGTGAACAGCGTGTCTTTGCTGGTCTTGCGGCCTGCCAGTGGGTTGGCGTCTGGGTTTTGCTGGGCAAAGGTGAGCAGCTCCGTGCCCAGGCTGGCGGGGCTGTCGGTGACGGCCAGGCCGACCAGGTAGGCTTCGCCGGTGTCGGCAAAGTTTGGATCCACTTCAATGGAGGTGTAGAGCTTTTGGCCAGCCTTGTTCATAGCGATCAGGCTTTCCAGCGGCTTGATCTGCGCAAACAGGGCCAGCTTGCCGTCCTCCACCTGCTCTGCCTTGACGGCCAGCACATCGCCCTGCGCGGCAAATGCGCTGTCAGGCAGCAGGCCGCGCATGTGCTCGATCCAGACGCGGGCACCGTATTTGGCCGGGTTGAAGTTTTTGGCCATTTGCTCGATCCAGACACGCTGGATGGCACGGCCATCGGTGGTGGCACCTTCAGTGGCCACGCGGAACCATTTGGACTTTTGAGGCATGGGCGTTCAGTGGGTTGGTTGCAGGGATGCTTTGCAGCGGTAGCCTCTATGGTCTGGCCGACCCCCTGTGAGCGGCAAACGCTTTGCGCTGTAGCGATGCTTGCTACATAAACGCGCAGGTGCACGCGCGCGAATGCACGCCCAAACTGGCGGGTATGCCTGCCACTGAAAGCCGAAAAACGCGTTTGCGCCAAGGCCAGCACAACCCTTTTCCGTTTCCTGATGCCGAAGCTGCCGCCCCTGAAGCGGCTGAGCTGGACGTGCTGCGCGCCTTGACTGACACCAGCCAGGACAAGCGCCGCAAGGCCCGTGCGCTGTACTGTATGGGCTGGCGCGTGACGCACATTGCCGAGCACATTGATGTGCCCCGCACCACGGTGCATGAGTGGAAAGCGGCCGACGGCTGGGACAAGGCCAAACCGATTGACCGGGTGGAGGGCGCGCTGGAGATGCGGCTGTGCACTTTGATCAACAAGGAAAACAAGACCGGCGGGGACTTCAAGGAGATTGACCTGCTGGGCCGCCAGATTGAACGCCTGGCCCGTGTGCACAAGTACGCAGAGACGGGCAAGGAAAGCGACCTGAACCCGAACATCAACGCCCGCAACGCTGGCCCCAAGCGCCAGCCTGACCGCAGCGGCCAGCTGGGCGGGGAGGATGGGCTGGAAAAACTCAAGGCGGCCTTCATTGACAGCTTGTTCAAGTACCAGCTGACCTGGTGGCAAAACAGCCAGCAGCGCACGCGGGCCATTCTCAAGAGCCGCCAGATCGGTGCCACCTGGTACTTTGCGCGCGAGGCCTTGATTGATGCGCTGGAGACCGGGCGCAACCAGATCTTTCTGTCTGCCAGCAAGGCGCAGGCGCATATCTTCAGGGGCTACATCATTGCCTTTGTGAAAGAGGTGCTGGGTGTGGAGCTCAAGGGCGATCCCATCGTGCTGCCCAACGGGGCCACGCTGTACTTTCTGGGCACCAATGCACGCACAGCCCAGGGCTACCACGGTAATTTCTACTTTGACGAGTTCTTCTGGACCCAGTCTTTTGACCAGCTCAACAAGGTGGCCAGCGGCATGGCCATGCACAAGAAATGGCGCAAGACGTACTTCAGCACGCCAAGCAGCCTGCAGCACCAGGCATATGCCTTCTGGTCTGGCAACCGCATCAACCGTAGGCGCAGCAAAGAAAACCGCATTGAGCTGGATCTGAGCCATGACCGGCTGGCCGGTGGCTTTACGGGGGAAGACAAGATCTGGCGCCAGATCGTCACGGTGCTGGATGCCGCTGCTGGCGGGTGCGATCTGTTTGACCTGGACGAGCTGCGCTTTGAGTACAGCGACGAGGAATGGGACAACCTGCTGATGTGCGGGTTTGTGGACGAGAGCTTTGCCGTATTCCCGCTGACCGAGCTGATGCGCTGCCATGTGGACAGCTGGGTGGACTGGGCCGATGACTGGAAGCCTTTTGCCCTGCGGCCGTTTGCCTTCAAACCGGTGTGGATTGGCTATGACCCCAGCCACACAGGTGATGCTGCTGGCCTTGTGGTACTGGCACCGCCAGCCTTGGCTGGCGGCAAGTTCCGCGTGCTGGAACGCATGCAGTTCAAGGGCGCGGACTTTGAAGGGCAGGCGGAGGCCATCCGCAAGCTCACACAGAAATACAACGTGGAGCACATCACGATCGACACCACCGGCCTGGGCCAGGGTGTGTTCCAGATCGTGCAGAAGTTCTTCCCCGGCGCGCGTGCGCTGCAGTACAGCGTGGATGTGAAGACGCGCCTGGTGCTCAAGGCCCAGAGCGTGATCCGCGCAGGGCGGCTGGAGTTTGACGCGGGGGACGTGGACCTGCAGCGCAGCTTTATGGCCATCAAGCGCGAGATGACGGCCAGCGGCCGCAGCGTGACTTATGCCAGCGGGCGCAGCGAAGAGACCGGCCACGCCGACTTGGCCTGGGCCTGCATGAATGCTTTAGACAACGAGCCGCTGGAGGCTGCCGCCGTGGGCGGTGCGCAGCACAGTGGCGTGACCTTGGAGATTTGCTAAATGACTGACACGGCCACCGTAGTGCAACCGCAGGCAATGGAAGCCTTTACCTTTGGAGAACCGGAGGCGGTGCTGGACCGGCGCGAGATTTTCGACCTGTTCGAGTGCAACCTGATCAATGGCGAGTGGTATGAAATGCCGGTGAGCGTGGACGGCCTTTCGCGCATGCTGCGCGCTGGGGTGCACCACGCCAGCGCTATCGACTTCAAGGCCAAGGTGCTGGCCAGCACGTTCAGGCCCCACCGGCTGCTGGATGGGCTGACCATGGTGAAGGTGATCAAAGAGTATCTGGTGTTTGGCAATGCCTACTTGGAGCGGCCACGCAACCGGCTGGGGGAGACCATGCCGCTCAAGCACAGCATGGCCAAGTACACGCGCCGCCACAAGGATCTGCAGCGCTTTGGCTTCATGCCCCGCTGGAATGAGGTGCATGAGTTCCTGCCCGGCAGCGTCTGCCACATCATGGAGCCGGATGTGGACCAGGAGATCTACGGCGTGCCGCAGTACCTGGCCAGCCTGCAGTCCAGCCTGCTCAATGAATCGGCCACCTTGTTCCGCCGCCGCTACTACACGAACGGGAGCCACGCGGGCTTTATCCTGTATCTGACCGACCCCACCCCCAACCAGCAAGACGTGGACGGCCTGCGCACCGCACTCAAAAGCGCCAAAGGTATTGGCAACTTCCGCAACCTGTTTTTTCACAGCCCCAATGGGCAAAAGGATGGCATCAAGCTGATCCCCATCGGGGAGGCCACAGCCAAAGACGAGTTCCTCAACATCAAGAACGTCAGCCGCGATGACCAGCTGGCTGCCCACCGCGTGCCCCCTGAGCTGATCGGCGTGGTCCCCGCCAGCGGCGCGGCTTTTGGCAACGTGGTCAACGCTGCCCGTGTTTTTGCCCGCAATGAGATCCAGCCCCTGCAGGCGCACCTGTCGGGCGTGATCAACGCTTTCATGGGTGACGAGGTTTGCCGGTTTGACACCTACCGCTTGGCAAGCGTGGATGAACCCCAGCCGCAGGCACTGAAGTAAGCGCCGGTATTTGCTGGAAATGACGAAGCCCCGCAGTGCGGGGCTTCGTTTTCTGGATGGAGTTCTGCTAACGACCCAAAGCAGACAGTCAAGTTACTAATACCCAAGGTAAGCGGTGTCGGAAGGAACGCAGCGACTGGAGCGCACCAACGAGGATCAAGACAAGGGCGAAGCCTTTGCCTTCGTTGGCGTCCGCTTGACCGCTAAGTTAGGTGACAGATTTTTTTCGCTCTTCATATTGACGTTCAATGCGTTTATGAAGCCGGCTTAGCTCTTCCTTGTAGGTCGCCTCAGCTTGCTCAAAAGTGAGGTCTCGAAAGTTAACTTCCTGTACAAAGTGCTTCGTCATACCTTTGGAAATTTTGTCTCGATAGCGTTCAAACCGATCCAGTGCAAAGTAGTCGTAAATCTGATCTCTCACCCGCAATGTTTTGGGGGCTGAGATATCAGACACCAACTCATGAATTTTGTGGCCGACTTGATTGCGGAGGTTAATGATGCCTTGTAGGTCTTCGCTTTCTTTCTCGGTAATGATCTCTTTGCCGACAAGTATCTGAAAGGCCTTTTCCATTGGTCGTTTACTCCCCTCTGGGAGTAGTGCTGGACGGGATGTTGTATAGGTTGCAAATTTGTCGCTAGCACGCATTGAACCGATTACAAAAGAACGAAGTGATTCGACTTGATGAAGCAGCAAGACCATCTGAAGCGCCCGATACTTCAGGATGTTCTTTTCTAAGGCGGGGAGTTTGGGGCGCATTTTGCTATTGCCTTAACGTAGAAGTGACCGGCACGCTGCGGCAAGGGGGCGCGGCGTGTCCGTGTGGGCGTGTCCATGTCCGTCGCCATGTTAGATCCTGCCGCTACCGTCGTCGTCCGTTTCCGCAGTGCTCTTGCCGGGGTCTATGGCCGTCAGATTCTTTGCGTGCTCCAGGACATGCTCCAATTCCGCCATGGAAAGGCCTTCGACATGCACCACGGTGTTCTCCTTCGTGGTGATGATCACCTTCCGACCGCGCCTGCTGTTTATGAACGCCACAACAACTGTCGCAAGGGCGCCCCACATCGCAGCGCTGCCAACGGCCTGCATTATCTCCAGTACACCCGACGAGGCCATAGGAACCCCAGCTCGGACTTGGGGCATCTGGTACTTGACCCCGTGCTCATTCAGGAGCTGAACGAAGGGTCCGAAGCTGTCCTTGAACAGGTGAACGGGTAGTGATTTCAT